GTTCCTGACTGAGCAGATGAACCTTCACCACCTACGCCAGGTAGTGTTGAGTCACCAGCAGCATTTCTACTAGAGAAATCAGTATCAGCTTCATCAAATAAAGCTTCTGAGCCTGTTTGTGAAGTGTATCTGCTTCTCATAGCAAAAATTAGACCAGTAGGACCAGTCATTGGTTGTACGCCAGCAATATCGTAAGCGATAAGGTTTGGCATTGCTCTTCTAACTAAAGAAATTAGGATTGGATCCCAATTTGAGATAGAAGAACCAGTAGCGTTTGTAGGAGCAGCTTCATTTAAAAAAGCAGCATCCTCTTTTTGTGCTCTCTCTTGGTTCTCAAGGATAACACTTGTAACGGCACGTCTGTATGAATCAGTGATCTTTGGAAGATCAGCGTGTTCTAAGACTGGCTGCCATTTTTTTTCGTAAGTTTCAGATAAGTACATATCTTTATCTCTCCTCTATTATTTCGACAACTTAATGTCTTTTGTTTTTGTAATAGCGGCGGTATAAGCAGCCATCGCTTCTGACAAATCAACGTTTGTTGTTTCTTCGCCTACCGCTACATTATCAATGTCATTCTCTTGTTTGACTTCTTTTTTACCAAAGTAAGATTCTTTAATAGTTTCTACTTTAGTTTTGAACTCCTCAGAATTTGAAAACTCAACTTCTTCAGCAAGTTTGTTAAACTTTTCTTTTTGAGTATCTGTTAAATCAGCAGATGCCTCATCAATGATGTCTTGTTTTACCAATTCACCATTTTCTTTATTCAGTTCAACATTCTTTTCAATCTGTTCGTTAAGTTTTTTCTCTAAGTCTTCAATTTTAGAAGCTTGATCTTCGAGCACATTATATTTTTCATCTGGAACGTCAATGTAGTGATCTTCAAATAATTTTTTCAAACCACTAATGAAGTCCTCAGCAATTTCTCCCTTAATGCCTCGCTCAACAGCAAGAGTGTTTTCTTTCATCCATTCTTCTACTACGTAGGATAGATAAGAGTCAACTTTCTCTACTAATTCAGCTTTAGCACTTTCGGATTCTTCTTTAAGCTTTTGCTCATAGCTTGCGTTCATCTTTTTCTTCATTTCTGAAACTTTTGATTTCAGAGCAGCTTCAAAGATTGTAGCAGCTTTTGACTTAAATTCCTCAGAAAGACCTTCGTCAGCAGTTAAAGCCTCAACGTCAGCAGAAACATCAATTGTTTCATCTTCTTCGTTTACTACTTCTTCTTTGACTTCGTCTTCTTTGATTTCTTCGGAACCATTGTCAACAGCAGTTTCGTCTTCCTCTTTAAGTTTTGGCATTGCGTCAGCAGCACCTTGACTTTTTTGTTGAGGATCGCCAGAAACTTGCTTAGTTTTTTTCGTTGCGTCTGGATTGCTGTCTGTTGGTTTTACAACAGCAGGACCTAAATCTTCTGCCTCGTTTGACAATTTAGAAGGTTCAGCCGCTACAGCATTTTTCTTAGGAGCATCTGCTTGAGGGTTAGCAGCGTTTGCTTCGCTAACTTCTTTAACAGCTTCCTGTTCCAACGCCTCGATGTTTTTTTCTGTTTCGGCCATTAGAAATCTCCTTATTAAAATAACTAGTTATTTCGTTTTTTGTTAATAATATTTATAAAATTAAAGTTTTTTAAGAAACGATTCAAACACTTTTAGCTTAGTTTCTTCTAAAGCTCTTTGTTTCGCCTCTCTCACTTGTCGCTTCCAGGCTTGTATGTCTTTCTCTACGAGAACGCCATTTTCCCAAACCCACTCCCTCGATTCCATAATGCCTTCAACGAAAGCATCAGGTGCCGACGGATCAGCAACTATATCAGCGGCAGTAGCTAAGTAAAAGTCATCTTTTACGTAGTTCGCACCGTTTCTTTGAAGTAATGAACCCATACCTCGACTTGAAACACCCAATTGAGCGCCCTCATCTATAAGACCTTTTACAATCTTACCATATGGAGTATCCATTATCTTCGCTTCACCAACAAAGTTATTGCCATCTGGTGATAACTTAGTAATCATATGTGATACTCTTTCTAAGTTAACAGTTGGACCATCTGGATGTCCCAACTCGCCAAAAGCACGTTTTTTATTGATAAACTCTCTATTGTATCTATTCACTTCCTTTTCCAAAATCTCTTTTGGATAAACTCTTCCATTTCTATTTTTTACATTTGACTGTAAAAAGATACCTCTAATTTTATAATTCTTTTTGCCGTTTGTTTCTTCAACTAGATATTCGGCGTTAGATACTTCTTCGGAAATTAGTTTCATTTTTTCTCTCTTATTGTACTACTATTTATAAGTTTTTTGTCTTAAAACCTTAAAAATATTAACTTCTTGGTGAACCTACAGCACTTGCGTGTCCATCAGCGATAGTTACTAAGTCTTCGGGTGCTTTTTCAATGATAACTGTATCTCCAGCAGCGTGTAAATATACTTGTCCTACAACTGTACTATCAGAACCTTTTACAGTCACAGTTTGTGTTGCGCCTGTAGCAGTAATTCTAACAAATTGGGCTCTACCAATATTGTCGTCTGACGGGTTATTTACGACACTACCTTTTACGATAAATGTTTGTGCCATTTTATTTTTCTCCTAATTGTTCTTCTAGTTCTCTATCAAAGTATTCTTCAATAGATTTAATACTAATATTATGAAATTTTGCTACTTCTTCAATAGCACGATCAAATTTAGTTACAATATAACCTGATTCTTTTTCAATCAGTTTATATACATCATTAATAGCTTCTTTCATCACAGGCGATAAATTTTTATATGCCTTTGAATTAAAAGTTTCTGTTTTCAAATTATTAAGCATTGTCATTGGTCAAATCTATATCTGCTTGTCCATCTTTGTTTAAAGTTGGCGAAACTGAACCATCTTGGTTAAAAGTACCTGCGTCAGCAATCACTGGTTTAGGATCACTAAATGCTTGTGCTTCAGGATTTAAAGTTGTTTGACCTGGTGTTTGAGTTTCATTTGTTCCATTAAACAAAGAACCAGCCAATTCTTTTCTTCTAACATCTAAAGCATCACCTACTTTTGCTCTTAAAGCATCTTTAAAAGCTTCTCCAGCATCGGCACTATTACCGTCTGCTAATTTGTCTATAAAGTTTTTTACTTCTTCACTCATTATTCATCTCCTATTGTCTGTGTTTCAGGTGAAGATATAATACCATCATCAATTTCTTTTTTGATTTGTTTATCAATATCTTCAATTTCTTTATCTGATTGTCTAAGTATATTTTTTCTAACATACTGTACACTATAAAACTTACCAATAAAATCTCTTACTTCATTAGCAAGTTGTATTCTTTCTCTCATCATTTCTGAATTTTTAAGTTCAGCAAAATGACCGTCTTGTAAGAAATCGTATTTTACAAAATCTCTAATTTGATGCCATTCTTCTTCAGCAATTACACCTTTTAATACTAATTGTGTTCTTAAAATATCACTAAAAAGTTCAGTAAATTTCTTTCTTAATCTTTGAACAAATTTAGTAAACTTTAATTCATCTCTTGTAATTTCTGTTGAACGACCTAAGTTAAATCCTGTAGATGACTCTAAACGACTTACTGGCACATTCAAAGAACGATATAATTTCTTTTGGAAATATTCTATATCTGTAATTTCTCCTAAGTTTTGACCACCAGGTAATGTAGAAATATCAGTACCTCTTCCGCCTTCTCTACTTGGTAACCAAAAATCTTCTAACATTGACATATAGTTTCGATCATCTCTAATCTCACCTGTAGAAGCGTCATAGACAAGTTTATTTCTGTATCTTGCCATTACATCTCTTAAATATTGTTCAGCTTTAACTTTAGGTAAATTACCAACATCAATCTTAAAAATTCTTCTTTCAGGTGCTCTTGCTATTCTGTAAATAACAGCAGCATCTTCAATCATTCTTAATTGATTGACAGGTTTAATTGCCTTATGTAAGTATGATAAAACTATATTTTTATTTTGATCTATTAGACCTGACGGACAAAAAGAAATTGTATCAGGTGCGATTTTTATACCACCACCTGAAGTTTGTCCAGCAACACCTTTTTCATTGAACATATAATATTCAACATACTCATCTACTACAGATAGCATATTAGGTGTAGCACCTTCTGGTCTTCTTTTTCTTACTTCTCTAATCTTTTTAATTTTACGTGGGTCGATATACTTTAATTCAGTAATACCGTTTTTAGTGTTTTCTCTATCAATAATTTTTTGATAGTAGATACGACCATCAACATACCATCTACGAAAAATGTCGTGTCCTTTTGTATTAAAGTTCATTAACTCTAATACAGTTTCAAATTCGTCTTCTATTTTTCTTCTTACATCTTTACCGTAAGGCAAGTGATCTAATAATAACCTTACTGGTTGTTTTAGTTCGTTTGCTACGATAGCTTCGTTAACTATATCTTCAATTGCCATATCACATTCTGGATGTAAGGCAATTTCTCTATATCGTCTAATAAGATCCGCTTCACTTTTAGCAGTACCTTCCATATCAAGGTACTGACCAAAATAACCGCCAGCGGCGACGGTTTGTGTACCGTCATCCGCTTGCGTTGTTGTAAAGCTTTGTTTTGGATCGGATTGCTTTCTAGCTCTTGTAATCGAAAATCCAAATAATTCAGCCATAATTTAATACTCCTGTACTACTACTTATATACGAATTAAGTAGTCGTATTTGATTCAAAATATTGATACTCAAAAATCACATCAAAGTCTTCTACAGCATCATTTGTACCGTAATCTAAAGGTATTTCCGCTATTGATGTAGGGTAAGCACCTCTTAATGTATAAGACTTAATTGTATTTCCGTTTCTATCTAATTGGTCAACAAAAGCATCAACTTGATAGTCAACAGGATTTGTTAATCCTTCTGCGTCTGACATATTGTTGATACCGTTTTGCCATCTTTCGAAAGCATTTCTTAACTTAAAGTTTGTATCGTTAAGAACAGTTATTGTCCAAGCAGCAAACGTTCTATCACCAGCAATTTTAACAGCTCTTCCTCTAAAATTGACATTGATGTTTCCTACTGTCATAGCAGGTAAAGCTGCCGCTGTACATAGAAACGCTAGGTCTTCTATTTCGCCACCAACTTGTGCGTAACCAGGAAAAGGCATTACTACCTTAAACTGATTATTTCTAGCGCCACCGCCAGCAAGTTTAGCTTTGAAGTCATTTATATTTGCCATTTTTTTATTTCTCCTTCTCTACTATTAACCTGCGACTTCTTCAAAAGAAACGCCAGTTCTTGTAGCGATAAATTGAAGTGTAATGAAATTAATGCTTCTAGCAGGTTTAACATATATTTGTGCTATAAACTCATTTCTATCAATTACTTCGCCTGTGTTGTTAGTTTCATCACATACTACTAAAAAGTCTGTGATACCTCTTCGACCTTGTACTTCTCTTAGGAAAGGTTCTACAATGTTTCTAAAGTTAGCTCTTGTAAATTCATCATTGAATTCAAAAAGTTGGAATTTAGAAGCAGTTGAAATTGCCTTTTCTAATACGATAAACAATCTTCTTACGTTGATTCTATCGAAAGCACTTGGTGAGCCTAGACCTGTTTTATCTCCGAATAAAATAGTTCCTTGACCTGGGAAGGTAGCAACTGGATTTATTCTAGCAGGATATAGTCTATCTCTTTGAGCTTTTGTTGGGTTGTATGCCAACTTAACAGCGCCTCGAATAACACCTCGGTTGAAACCAGCAGGTGAATACCAAGCGTCAGCAGTTAAGTCTGTTCTAGCAGCCAAACCAGCAATATCGCCGTTTAACGGTACATATCTGTACACATCATTATATCTGTCGTACATATATTTGTATCCACTATCGAATACAATGTATGAAGATGATCTAATGTTATCAAAGAAATCAACAACATTATTTGTTTGTGTTTCAGAATTTGTCACATTGACTACGTCTGATCTTTCTGGTGAAGCAAATACAACAGCATCTTTTCTATTTTCAGCTATTGTAATTAAGTTGTC